TCTAAGTCCAAGTTTATCAAAGCCTTTTGCACATCTTCATCCAGCGTACCAAATGGTTGATTAATCCCTTTTAGGTACTCTATGCTTGGTGGTAGTAGTGTGTCGTTTTCGCAACACGATACCGCTAAATAATGCAGGTCTCTATCCGTATCAATAACACTAACTCTGTCTAGCTCAACATCTAATACTTTATACTGGAAACTACTATCAATGCTTTTATACTCTCTACCTACTTTTAATTCCATGTTTTTATCCTTTCTTAAATTATTCATTCGCTATTTCTCCTAAAACCTAGTATTGCATCGTTCTTATTTTCTTGATCTATCATTAAATCCATAACTATAGCCTCTTTATTTCTTCTGGTATATTGATAATAACTGGCTTCATTTTCCTAAAGAAGAAGTTTCTAGGTAGTCCAGTATCGCCAACCTCATACAACGCTAAAAAAACTCTTTCTTTCTGAGTTAATTCTTTACCATCACATTTACGCTTGCAACACTCAAAGAAATAATTATAAATCTTACATTCAGTATCTTTTACTATTTTTCTAGTTTTCATCACTAACTCCTTTAAATTAAATCTACTCTTTCACTAAAACTATCAAATTTTTCTTGTTTTGTTTCTGTTACCCAATCCTTTCTGCATTGTGCATAAGCTAGGATCATTTCTCTTTGAAACTTTCCTTCATTCTCATATCCCATGTAATCCTTAAATTTCTCTACCCCTTCCCATTTATAATTTCTAGTCATTCTTACAAGCTTATAGATAAAACTAGCTTTTCTACCTTTTTCGGTATCTTTATTCTTTTCCATTCTAGCTAAATCTTGTTCTAAAGAGCTTGAAAACTTATCTCTTACTAAATTATTCTCAATACTGACCAACTGAGCGAGTATAGAATCCACAGATAACGCACCACGATCAGCAGGATTAGATTTCTTCAACTGTTTCAATAGTAACTCCTGTGCTTGTTCCGTCCAGCCCTTAAAATAGTCGTTAACGAACTCATACAAATACTCATCGTTGATATGTTTATGGCCTAAAATATTACGAACTGTTTTTATATCGTTAAAAAATGTTTCTTTTTTATTCATCGAATTTAAACTCCTTAACTGTTGATTCTAGTTGGTTAAGATAACTTTCAAAATTATTACCAAACAATGTGCTTGGTCTTAGGAATTTACACATATCCTCATTATTAACCCATTCACGATATTTTATGATTATTACTCTTTCAAAATCTTTAACCGTAAAACCTTCTTTTAATCTTGCATTAATTAAATCTCTATTTTTCTTAGTTGTTGATTTATAGTTAGTACCACATCTGTTATTTAAAAAGTCTATTATCTCGACTATGTATTTAACTTCTTCTTTAACTTCTACTTCTAATTCAACTTCTAATTCATGCGAACATTTTGCAACCAATTGACAACCATTTGACGGCAACGGTTCATAGTAAGGGATTGAGCTTTTTTTAAGTCTATCTTGCCTTAATGATTGGAAATCTTCAAATCTATTAAAGTGTAAATATAGAACTTCATCTATTTTATATGAAGCTAATAGTTCTATTTCTATTAATTCTTTAACCCATTTTTCAGCTTGAATATAAGTAATTTCTTTACCGTTTTTTGATCTAGGAAAACAAATATCTTTAATATATCCGTATGATCCTAAAGTATTTCCATTATCATCTGTTTGGGTAAGTAGCCTGTTATATAAACATTCAGACTCAAAGCTAACTTTACTAAATTTTTCCGATTTAGTTATGTTCTCATGTAACATTCTCTTTGACATTGTTATATCCTTTTACCTTTCTTTTCATAGCAGGAACAAGGGGGCTCGCTCCTGCTACATCAATGAGGGATTAACTATTTCACTTTACTAAACTAGTTAACTACTTGTCAATACTATATTAAAATTTCTTCTTCTGTTTCTGACTTTTCTCGCTCTATAACTGGTAGGCCATAAGATTTTCTAATCATTAATAACTTTACTCTAGAGACTTTTAAAATCTTAGCAACTCTTACAGTTGTTTTACGTTTCAAAAGCTGTTCTAGGTCTTCTTTTGATATGATCTTGTTATATCTAAGTATCTTAGCTTCTAATACTGTACTCTTTGCCATTTTACTTTCTGCCCTTTCTCGTTGAGTGTTTTACCTTTACAATAAGCACCGATTACTCCATTTATTGCTAACATTTTTCCGTTAATCTTTGGTAGTCCTTTTAAGTCTGGTTCATATTCTTTGCTCATTTTCTTTTAACTCCTTCCCATTTATTTAGTTTATATTTAACTGTTCTTAGCTCTCCGAAAATATAACAAGTCTTTTTTGCGTAAGCTCCACAATCTGAGATATAGAGCTTACAGCCATTCTGATCGGAAATTAATTTCCAACCCATCATTAACCTTTGCTAGTATAATTACTTACAAATTTCAAAGTTGTATTGGCTTGGTGTTCTAATAACATCAACAGTGATTCAAAGTCCTCTTTTGATACGTTGTTTTCGTTGTTTTCTATGACTTTATCCTGTACAGCCTTAACAATAACGCTTAGATAATCAACCATTGGTTCTTCTGGTTTCTTCTTAGATTTTCTAGTTTTCTTTACTTCTGGTTCTGTTTTTGGCTCTGTTTCTTTTTCTTTCTCTGGCTCTACTGTCTCAGCTTCTACAGCTTCAGTTTTTGCCTGTTCTTTATTGATAGATTCTTCCTGCTTCTTAGCTTCTATATGCTCTTTTAGCCCTGTTTCCGGCATTGGTGCAACCTCTTGTTTTGCTTCTTCTTCCTGCTCTGTTTTAAGCTCCTCTAATAGCTCTTTAATGCTATCTTCCGTGATCTTATCAACTACATAGATGATACATTCGTCTTTAGTCCAATAGCCTATTTCTGCACGAGGTTTCTCGGCTTCCAGTTCTTTCATTATTCTACTAGCCATAGCCCTTAAAAGCTTCAATTTTTCTTCTCTTAATATATCGTTCATTTTCTTTAACTCCCTTTTATTTTTTACTTAACACCTTTGACCATCGACAAGCATCTAATCCGAACAACTTGTCGATAGTCGGGCAGGTTTCCCAACCCATTTACATATTAAACCACCTCAATTCTTAAGCTTAAAGCTTATGGGAACGCCTAGCTATTAGACGCTCCAAAAACCTTAAATCTTATCTATAACTACTAATCTTGTGTTGACTCCTGTAGGCCTGTCGCTTGCCTTAAATGATCCATCTTCTAGCTGTTCACTCCACCCCCTTTCATCTAGCCATTCTCTAAAAGCTACTGATCTTTTATCAGTTCTAAAAAATGCACCTTCGCCCATTATTGCAACGATCCTGCCCCCTATCTTTAAATGCTTATAAGCTTTAAGAACTTGAAATATATCCTGCGAATCTTCAAAGGGTGGATTCATAATAATTCTGTCATACTTTTCTACAGCTTCAACATCTAAAAAATCATGCTCTATTATGTTATGACCTTTAGCTTCTAATATATCTCTAAGTCTAGAATTGATCTCTACAACGTCAACGCTTGCACTTGGGAACGCTTCAATAATAGTGTCTACTATGTCTCCCTTTCCTGCTGATGGCTCTAGGATTAGAGAGTTTTCTTCTATGTCTGCCTCGTCTATCATACGGCCTACAATGTCGGAAGGTGTAGGAAAATAGCCGTCTATCTTACAGCCTATTAATGATCTTATCTGTTTTTTAAGCTCTCTCTCTTTGCTGTTTATTTCTTTAGCTGGCAAAAATGTTAAATACTCCCTTAGATAAGCTCTAAGCTCAGATAGTGAACGGATGCCCATTCTATTAAGTCGGCTTTTGTTTTTGAACATGTCTTCTAGGTTTGAGGACTGATAGCTTTTTGATTTTCTAGATAGTGTCTCAAGGTCTTTAATTAAATAGCTAAAATTAGCTTTTGTTCTTCCTGATGCTTTTTCATACTTAGCATATTTTAAAAGCCTATTACAAATAAGTTTTAAACCTTTTGTGTTCATTTCTTCATGTGCTAATCTTTCTATACTATCAATGTAGATATAATCCGTTGGAAACTCTGCATACTTAACATCATCTAAGCCAACAGGATCAGCTTCTTCGTATCTCTCATTGTTAGCGATAGTTCTTTTATATCTACATGAATATAGAATACTATTCAATAATTGTAATTGAGCCTTGGAATTGATCTGACCAATAAAAGTAATAGACTCAGACTCTAAGCCCTCGGCAATATTTAAAAGCGTTTGCTGTGATCTTTCCAATGCTTCTGCTTGTGCTTCCATGTTAGAGGCCATCGATGCCCTACGGTGAGTATTTGCTAACCTTGGGGCTTTTCTCTCATCAATAGTACTTTGCATGTTGTCTGCTAAGTCTCTTAACTTCTCAGCGTTGGTTTGTTTGCGTTCTCGTTTGATCTCTTTAGTAGAACCATCAAAGAACCCTACAGGATCAGCTTTAAATATAAACCCACCCTTGAACCTTGAATAATAACCACCCAATGATTTCATTTGGTTGCGTATAGTCATAAATTCGAACTTATCTACTCTATCGATCATCTGAACAATCCAAAGAGGGGAGTTGTCTCTAGTGTCTACATCTTCAACTATATTGTAGTTATCTGTTTTGATCGTTGGCTTCTCTACTCTTCGGACTTGTCTCTTCTCTATCTGATCCAATGAATATAAATAGTCGTAGCTTATTTGTTCTTTATCCGTAAGCTTTACCCTATGATAATTTTTCTTGCTGTATAATTCGTGCAATGTCTCAGGGTTATTAATAACTTTAAAATCTTTATCAAGCCCGGCCTGTTGCTTATCTTTCTTGGCCTGAATAGCTTCATCTGTCATATTATCAACAGTTTTCTTGACTGATTCGATTTGTAGCTCTTCGGCTCTTCCAAAGTCATTCATTCCACAAGAATAGGAAAAACAATCTTTAACAGCATAGACTAGCCTAGTTATAATGTTTATATATGTTCCTTGGCATATCTCTTCTTTTGTTACTTTTCTCTTTCTCTTTGTTTTTTCGTGAGTATTCAAATATTCCATAATAAGAACTTTAACGTGATCCTTATTTTCTATTAAGTAGGCAAAGCGATCTTTTACCTCTTGGGCTGTAATCTCTAATGATCCGATCCTTTTACCAAAATCAAACAATTCTTTTATATCGTGTGTGTTATCCTGCATTTTTTTCCTAGTTGTTAATAATTTCATAATATTTATTCCTCGTTTTGTGTTGTTTTTTGATACTAGTTTTTTATAGTCTCCTTTCCGCTGTGAAGTATTCCAATAATATGCAGTAAGCAACAGATTTTTTTATATAAAGCTTTGTTATCTGCATTGGTTCCTGGACAAAAGAAAATAGTTGAAATTCCTGTAGCAAGCTATAAATAAATTAATATCCTTAAGCGTTACGCCTTTAAAGCTTCTTTTGTTCTTTTTGCTGTATAGCTCATAGCACCCTTTTGAATAATAAAATTATATCCGCACCCTCTTTTTTCTTTTGTCCAGTAAATATTTATCATAGTTTTATAGCTCCTCTACTATTATTAGAGTTTTTTCAACATGTGCGAATGGTATATCTAAAAAATATTTACCATACCACTTATGGCCCTCAATATTTGCAAGCTCTTTAACTACATTACAATAAAACTCATAGTTATCTTTTAACCACTTGTCAACTTCTGGACTATATAATACGTGTAAATCTGAATAATGATTACCAAAGTTACTTTCTTTTAAATCTAACTCTTTTTTTAACTGATCTTTTAATGTTTGCATTTTAACCACCTTTTATTTCTATTTATTTTTTACCTGTTGATGCTTTTATCCTTTCTATTTAACCTTTGTTTATCTTACACTTGTATAATAACATGGCAGCATAACAGTAGTCAACTAGTATGCTTAAATAAATGTATTTATATATATGAATATAATTAAACAGTTGTAAAGCTTCCTCCCCCTTATATAGATATATATATAATATATTATAATAATACTAATATATATATAGTAATATTCTATTGTCTTTATACTTAAATATATAACTAGTATATGTATATGCTTACATGATATGTTATTAAATATATATATAATATTAATATATATATAATAATATACTAATAATCAAAGAAGGTTTTTTAAATAAATATATATGAGCTTGGATTGTAAGCTTGAAGCTTATTGGATGGTGTAAGCTTGTAAGCTTGAGGGGATCAGGATCATGTTTGAGCTTGAGAAAGAACCCGGGGGGCATTGGTTTCAGATGCTGTGCCGTGGGATGATTGACCAAAACAAGTTAGTTATAATTTTTATCAATTAGTTAACCAGAACAAATGAGTTATAAAAATATTGAATATAAATTTTATGAATTAAGAAACAATTAGAATAGTAACTAGTTTACTATGAACCTTGCATATAGTAATTGAGTAGTGTATATTAGTATATAGCTAGGGTGGCGGAATAGGTAGACGCTAATCAGATATAAGGGAACTTGTTCGGTGTAGCGATACGGTGCGGGCAAGACCTTCCAGATGAGTATGGTAAGAAGGAAGGGCAAGAAGTAAAACGAGGCGTTACTCACAACACGCCTACCTTATATCATGCAGGGTGACTATACGAGTATACAATAAAGAGTGGTAATGAGTTAACCTAACTCACGTTAATAAAAAAGGCTACTAGAAGTCATAGCTGGTTACTCGTCAAATCCCTGCCCCTAGCTAAAAACAATAAGGAGTTAAGCTTTATGGAGATATGGAAATGAAGACTGTAGCTCTACTATGTAACGGCACAAGCTTACCAGATAAAATATATACTTAGGATATTATAGTTCGTGTTAATAAAGGGATACCTAGGAAAGATAAGCGTACTCATAAATGCGTTGAGTGTAAGAAAGAGACTGATATTGTTAAGAAAAAAAACATAATAAGCCCTTTGATAAAAGTTAATTGTACAGGGTTTGTTGGAAAGATAGAAAAATAATGGGTCTAAACATTAGTGTTTATAAAATAAATAATCACGATAGAGATGAGCATGGAAACCTTGTTGATAGACCTATTGAATATGAAGAGTGGGATTCACTAAGACATGGATTGGATAGAATATTCGTACCAATTCCTATAAAGTGGGATTATCTATATTATGCAGAAAGTATGTATCAGTCAGATGTTTATTATCAAAGACCAAACGATATAGACGAGGTTCTTGAGATGTTTAAAAATTCAGAGAATAGAGACAGGTATATTGATATTCTTAAAAAAATGAAAACTGATAAAACTTTATGGTTTTATTTTGGTTATTAACAGAAAAGGAGTTTAGTATGTTTAATAGAAGAGGTAAGTTTAGTGTATCTAAAGAGATGATTGATATTATTGTTAATAAAAAATACAGAAACATTTTAATGGACTTCATTATAGTTAAGGCAGAATTTGATTTTATTGAAGGTAAATTCAACTATTCAGCTTATTCGATGCTATTTGATGAGCTTGAAGAAGGAGATGAGATTCCTGAGTATATGATAATTTCAGATAAAGAAAAAATAAGAGCAGAAAGGATAGTGTAGTATGAAAGTATTCGGTAAAAGGTTATTTATTAGAGAGTTAGAGGAAGAAGAAATCAAGATTGGCCTACTTGTAATGAAAGAGTCGGATATATCAAAAGAGTACATTTCCTGTGAAGTACTAGCCATCGGTGATGAATGTGTGTTAGAACTTAAAGCAGGCGACACTGTACTAGTCAAGTTAGGTAAATCTGGTACACTGATACAGAACAAAGATTATATTATTGAAGATGAAGATGTTTTAGGAGTAAAAGATGGAAGTTAAAATATCTAGTTACGATATGGTTAACGCTGGTGGGTTAAATCTAAATAACCTACTTAGAGAAAAAGGTATTGATCCTTCTAAGAGTTTTTCTAGTAGGAACGATAGAGAATCAGGAACAACAATCTTTAAACAAGCAGATTGTGATATGTTAAAAAAAGAAGGAGAAGAAAATGCAAAAGTCATTAATTAAAAAAGGAATAGTTGGAAACGAATATATTGTGGAGCTTAGTACAGATTTTACAGACCTTAATCCAAAACATCTTATCGAAGAGTTTTTGATGGAATGTGGATTAGATGTTTCAAAACCATACATTAGATATAGAAACGCTATGCAATTTAAAGAGGTTTATTATCAAACTAAAGAGCTTGCTGTAAATGCTAAGGAAAGTAAGGCTAAAGTTGAGGTTTCTGAGCCTAAAGAGGTAGTAGAATACGTTATTGAGCCAGAAATACCAGTAGTAGAGCAATCAGAGGCGTTAGATGCTATAAATGACGTTCTTGATGGGAATGTCGAGCTTACTGAAGAAGAAAAGGCTGAATTTAGTGAAGATGAGGACTTAGATGTTCCACCTGAAGAAACTGTTGAACTAAAACCAGTTGTTAAAAAAAATAAAGGTGGTAGACCAAAGAAGGTTGTCGCTAAAGAGGAAATGATCTAAATGCCAGTTAAAGAAAAAATTTGGGATAAGCTTTACTGGAACGCTTTGATTATCTTACAGAAACCTGAGCATAGAGAAAAGCTTAAGGATGTAGCAAAAGCTTCTGGTCTTAGTAGAGCTAAATTTATAGGCAAGTTGATTGCAGAGGCTATTGAAGTAGATGTTATCTAATGAAGATTATGATGAAGCGATTGTCGTTGAAAATGTTAAGGCTGTACATAGGACTAACAAGAAGACTGTTCTTAAAACCATTAAGCCGTTCAGAGATAAAGCACCTGTCGCAGAGCCAAGAGTTGTTGAAAGCGATTTACAAGAACAATTAAGCATGAAAGCTATCAAGAGCGAGGAACGTAAACTTGCTCATGTAGCGTTAAAGAATAAGCTTGCACCACCAAGGAAAGTTTGTAGGAAATGTTGGGGTGAAGGTGAAGATAAACATGGAGAGACTTGTAAGGTTTGTATAGGTGAAGGATTTGTTGATGTAGAGCCTGATATGAGGGCTGTTGAGCTTGTGCTTAAGCCTGAGTTTCCTAAAACTAATGTAAACCTCAGTCTAAACGTTAATGATATGACACCTGACCAACTTATTGATATGCTTGATAATCTTAAGCCTATTAAATAATGGTTGATATTAGGCCAATAACTACAGGAATCAAGAATAAAGATTCTTATAGGAACTGGAAGTCTAGAGTTCCTACTTCAGATAGAAAATTATACGTTAAAATCCAAAAAGCTATTGATGAAGCAGAAGCTAGTCTAGGTAAGCTTACAGAAGACCAGCTTAGACTTACCGCAGAAGCTATTCTTAGGCTTAGGAATGAACAGTTAAAGTTAATATATAAATATGACTTTGAGAGATTTGTTAATGAAATATTTACAGGTGTAGACGATTCTAGTTTACAAGATTTCTGTGATACTCCTGATTTCCATATAGAGTTATATAACGCTTACGAGGAACACGATAGAGTTTGTGGTGTATGCCCTCGTGGACATGGGAAGTCTTCTACAGCAAGGATTTGGATACTTCATAAGATTCTATACAATAAGTGTAGGTACGTTGTAATGATAGGTTCTTCCGAGGATATGGCAGGTCAAAACCTTCGTTGGATAAGAGACCAACTTGTGGAAAACTCTAAAATTATCGATATATACGGTAGTTTATACAATAAAGCTAAATGGGCTGAGACTGAGTTTATTACTAGTACGAAGATTAAGATGGTGGCTAAAGGTGCTGGTCAGAAAATTCGTGGTATGAATGAAAAAGGTAGACCTGATATAGTTTATATAGATGATTTAGAAGATGACGAGATGGTTACTACCAAAGAACGAAGAGATAAGGTTTCTCTTTGGTTTAGACAGGCAGTACTTCCAATTATTAGTCAGAAAGCTAAGATAATATACACAGGAACTATCCTTGATGGTGATAGTTTGCTTAAGAACGTTTCAAAGAATCTAATAAAAGACCATATCAAGTGGAAAGTTCTATTCTATCAGGCAGTAAATGTCGATAGTAATGGGAAAATGTACGCTTTATGGGAAGAAAGAAAACCTCTTGAAATACTTCTTATAATCAAGCAGGACGACCCTGAAACTTTCGCTAAAGAGTATCAGAATGACCCTAGAGCAGGTGGTTTGGCTGTATTCCAGAAACAATGGTATAACCACTATGACGAACGTTCGCTAATAGAGTTTAGGGGTGAATATACTATGAACGCTAATAAGCTTAGTGTAATGTGTCATACTGACTTCGCTTTATCTGAAAAGAAATCTTCTGATTTTAGCGTAATTATGATTACTGGTATGGATGAGAAAACCAACTTATATGTATTGGATTATCTAAGATGGCGAACTGCAGACCCATACGATATGTTAAATAAAATGTTTATAATGTGCCAAAAATGGAATACTGACGTTGCAACTATGGAAGTTGTAGCTTTCCAGACAGTATTATCTAGAATGTTTGATTATGAGATGGATAGACGTAATATAATAATTAGTATAATAGAACTTACTAGGCCAGCTTCTACTAAGCTTAAAAGGATAAAATCGTTAGCATCTCCTATACAAAAAGGGCTAGTTTACTGGTTACATGAACATTCTGATATAGAAGATGAACTTAACGCTGTTACTGCTCTAAAAACAGGTTCTTATGATGATTGTATAGATTGTTTGGCTGATGCTTGGGAGATTCAAGTAGAGCATGTACAAGATACAAAGAGTGACGAAGCTCCTATAAATACTTACGAGTGGATGATTGAGAATGACTTATTACCAACTTATGAAGATGAAATGTGTTAAAGAATTTGACTGATAAACTATAAATGGACTAACATTTTAGTATAACCAAAAGGAGAATACTCATGGCTAAGAAGCAAAAAACAACTAATAAAGAGATAGAGAATCCTAATATTGCTGGTAGCAAAGGTGTTGATGCACTAGCTATTGATAAGGTTACTGGACTGTTTGAGTCTTATAAGAAAATGAGACAATTTGAGCAAGGTGGTAGAACTATAATTATCACTGATAAGTGGAATGAGAGATATAGATTATATAACTGTATCCGTAATGAAAGAGACCATAACTATAAAACTGGTATTGCTAAAGTGTTTGCTCCTATTGCTAGAAAACAGATAAATGTTATAGATTCAGAGATTTCAAACGCTCTTTTTTCTAGAGAAGACTATTTCAAAGTTAAACCTACCGAGGAAACTGAGGAAAGAAGTCTAAAAGATTCACATATAGCTTACAAAGTTATTAAAAAACATTCAGATCAAGAGGATTATGTTTCAAACTTCGATATTTCAGCTAAACAGTGTGCTATTTATGGTACTACTTGTGGTGAAGTTACTTGGCATGAGGAAAAATATACAGTTAAGCGTAAGAGAATTAATACTAAGCCTTTACTTGATGAGAAATCAGGCGAACCTATGTTTATGGCAAAAGGCGATAAGCAAGTTCCTTTACTTCAAAAAGAAATAGTTGTTGTTGATGAAAAAGTTCATATACAGAGACCAACTATTAAAGCTAGGGATATTTTTAGGTTATATTTTAACCATTTATCAAATAACCCAATAGATGAAGATATAGTTTATCGTGATAGTATTTCTGCTCAAAGATTACTAGAAATGGCTGATTTAGGTGCTTATTCAAAGCGAGCAGTAAATAGATTAGTTAAAATGTCACCGGGAAAAAATAGTCGTGATGTTGATGATGGTAACGAGAATGGTAAGTCTTTTTATGATGAAGTTAGTCAAAGTAACGCTTCTGATAAGATAAACGCTAAATATGAAGTTCTTAGATTTCAAGGTTTGTTTACTACTAGTGATCCTGAGACAGGATTAAAGAAACAAGAACAATATTGGATTGATGTTGGAGAAAGAAGCGTTGTTCTTAGAGTTATAAAGAATCCTCTATGGTCTAAAGAAAAAACATTTAGAATTTGTGAATATGACACAATGTATGGTGAAAGCTATGTTGATGGTGTTATCGATGATGGTACTGCTAGCATCCAATATGAGGTTAACGATAAAGAAAACCAATCTCTTGATGCTGTGAGTTTTAACTTAAACGCTCCTTGGCTTAAGTCTAGACGTTCTAAGATTAAGAGTTCAGAGATTAATGTTGCTAGAAAACGTGCTAACTATGTTATTGAAACAAATGATATGGAAGGTCTTAAAAAGACTAGTGAAAAGGTTGATGTTGGACATATAAGCAACGAGATAACTAGGTTAATAAACTATTCTGATAGTGCTACTGGTGCAACGAATGTACTTTCTGGACAACCAACAGGAACTAGTGCAGATAGGTCTGGTAAGTCTCTTGGAATACTAGCTCAAGGTGGTAAATCTCAGTTCAGTAAATTTATAAGAAAATATGAACGTAAGTTTATGTCGCCATTGTTAAGCTTGGCTTGGGATATGAATTATCAGTTTTCTGATGAGCGTATAACTATCACTGAGGAAATCGTTGGAGCAGATGAAAAGAAAGAAAATGTTATTTCTCAAATGTCTGTTGCTGAAGTAGTTTCAGATTTATTTATAAGCGTTACGGCTGGTTCTGAATACCTTAAAAATAAAGAAATGGTTAATTCCATACTTCAGTTCATATCCATAACAAACGTTCGTGAAGAATGGGCTATGTCGCTAGATTCAACGCCTATGCTTACAGAGATAGCAAGGTCTATGCCTTATGATATGAGTGCTTATGTTAATCCTGATAGTGCTATGGCTAAACTGTTAGGCCAGAACAGAGAAATACAACAGTTACTACAGCAATATCAAGGTGCTTTAAAATCTCAGAACGATGAAGCTACAAGGCTTCAGAATGAGCTTAAGCAAACAGATAGGTCTAATATGGCTAACCCTAGCCCTGTAGACAAAATTCAGAGTGCTACTAGTAAATAGAAGGAGTTAAAAATGGTAAATGGAGTTGAGGATAAGGAGTTTTTGGAAGTAGAAGATATTCTTAAGGAGATGGAGGAATCTGATCCTGAAGATATTAAGATAATTACCGAATCGCAAGAAGTTAGACAAACAATCAATACTGAAGGTTGGACAATCCTTAAAAAAGAAATAGATTTAGAGGTCGAAAGATTGACTGAAAAAATTTCTTTGACATCAAATATGGAGGAATGTTACGGTTGTAGTAAGTCCAAATCGGGCTTGGAATTTGTTTTTACCGTTATAGGAAACATTCTCGCAGATGGTAGTGATGCTGTTAAGCGAGTACAGGAGTTAAGTTAGTGGAGTCATATCCATCGAGGTCGCTATCCTCGTTAAACAAGCGTAAATAGGAGGAAAATATGGCAGGACAAGTAGAAAAATTAGAACAGGTTATGGATAGTATGTTTAGTTCAGAAGAACAAAAACCAGATGTTAAGGCTAAAAAGCCAGATGTAAAACAACAAGAATCAGGAACTCATCAACCTGAACCTGGGGCTCAAGATGATAAAAATGTTGAGTTTCGTATTAAGAAACACCGAGAAGAAAGAGATGAAGCTAGGAATCAAAACCAGCTTCTTCGGGAACAACTAGCTAAAGCTACTGGGGTTATCGAGACTACTAGTAAGTTTTATTCAGCAGATAATCCTGAAGTTGACCCTACTGAAGATATGACAGAGACCGAAAAAATGTTATACAGTCAGAACCTACAGTTAAAAGAGGAGCTAAAGGGGCTTACAGACGATTTCAAAGGTGTGAAAAATAATGCGATAAGTAATGAGTTCAAAAGTCGTGAAGATGTTTTTTGGAAGAATGTAGATGGCGTTGTCAATACACCAGAAAAGAAAGCTGAAGCGAAAGAACTTATTAAAGGTTATCTGAAAGACAGACCTTTGATTGTTGACGATGTTATAACTGGTAAGATTAGCTTAAAAGATGTCTTTGAAGCTTCTACTATCGGTACTGATATGGCTATTGTTAATAATGCGAAACAGGATGGATCAAAGTTTTTTGGAAAAGGTACAGAGGAAACTCCTGCACCTAGAGAAGAACAGGCTCAAGCTAATGATTGGGATACCGCTAAAAGTATTCTTAAAAATCCTGATTCAGAAAATAAGGGTCAAGCTGTTAAGGCTGGCGTTGGTGAAATTGCTGACGATATACTTAAAAGCATGTCTGACTACTAAACTGAATTAATCCGTAATCATCAGACTTAAATAAAAAAAAGGAAGTGATTACAATGGCTACACAGTTGACAACTTACGAATCAACAGCTACGAATAAAAGAGATGTAAACGATTTTGTCGTTAATATCAGTCCTTCGGATTCACCAATGTACAGCATGATTGCTGAAACTGGTATGACTTCAAGGAAAAAAGAAAATGTTTATGATACTTATGGTGGGGGTAGCTCCATTAACTCTCTTGCTGAAGGTGATACTTTCACGGATCAAACGATCACAGCGAGAAGCGTTTCTGAAAACTACGCTCAGATTTTCTATAAGGTTATTAATATTTCCGATACTCAAGAGGAAGTTGCTAAATACGGAGGAGTAAAATCTGAAGTAGAGTATCAAGTTAAGAAAAAGTTTGTGGAATTAGCTAAGGATGTGGAATATTCATTCATGATTGGTACTGCAACTGCTGGTGTTACTGGTACTGGTACTGCTAACGCTAGAAAACTGGGTGGTCTTTTAACTAAGATTACAACTAACACAGCTACAGCTTCAGGTGATGCTTCAACAGGTACGGCTTTCGAGGATGAGTTGAATGACTTATTCGAGACAATGTATGGAACTGGAGAAACTCCCGATACAGTACTTTGTGCTGGTGCAAGAAAGAGATATATCTCAGCATTAACAACTAACGTTACCAGAAATGTTGATGCAGAAAAGAAAATGCAGATTAACTCTATAAATGTATACGATTCCGATTTCGGAACTGTAAACATTATCTTGGATAGATATGTTCCTGCAACAACAT